ATTAAAAGTTTCCAACTCTGCTACCTGGCTAATTACTCACCAGGAAAACCATACGCAAAAGCGTATGGGAACCTTCAAAGAAGTATAACAGAGAGTTCACTCTCAACCACACGCTAAAGCGCAAAAAGACTAGTTTCCTAGAAAAAACAGGCGCTGGATACCTGTTATTAATTCTCCGGACAACTGCGTCTGACTGCTAGTTGTTCCTAGTCGCGAGCCTAGGAGCTTTACTACTTAGGTAAAAGGAGAAGTCTTAACTCCTTTTCACTGTGTGTGTGAAGTAGTAACCAAATGGGGGCCCGGAGTGCCCCCTAAGTTGCCGCAGGCAATGCGGTATAGTAATCCACTGTAGGGCAACAGATAAACCATAAAAGGTTAAAATCTGGGCCCGTACCAGCATAAGTGGTTACTGTACCAGCATCAGTCGAAGTGTTAGCAACACTCTGTTTCACTAACACCTCAAGAAGGTTCCCTTGGGAACTGGTCCAATCAGCGTCATTACCAGTCATAGCATAGTATGGACTGGTATACGCAAGGATGGCTCCATTCTCATCAGGGTAATTCCACGAAATTATGGAATTACTCGTTGATGATGTAAGAGCTGCTCCTGCCTGGCCCACAATGGCCCAACCATTGAGGGATCGATTGGCACCACTAGAGGTGCCTCCAGTATTAAGCGTTGTCGCATAAGCTCCACGTCGATTTGACGCGAAAGTGGAGTCAGTGACTCGCTGTACTGAAATCGTTCCAGGTGGAGAGGGTTCTACAGCTACAGCTGCTGTGTAGTTCACACTCCCCCGGAATCCGGCAAAAGCAAACGCCAAATAGGCTATAGGATGGGTTGGCACAAAATTAAATTGTGCTGTCCCAGCTGTAACAACCTTACTGGCTCCGCTCAATCCAAGTGGATCATACCCGAAAACTGGGGGTATCCTGGAATAAGATTTCCTGAACAACCCCAGACGGGTAAAAGATGCACCATTGATTGGTACAGAATCATACATACTCATTCGATGAAGAAGAGTACGCAATGATGCTACCGCCTCGCCAAAGTTCATGCCATACCGCTCAGTATGATTCTTTGATACATCACCGAGAAGTTGAGCTTCTGGTGAAATCAAAACTTCATCCTTTGCCTGTACAGCAAAGAAAGACGGAGGGGTAGAATTCGATGATTCTCCAAGATGAGAACGCGGATTCGCGAGCTCAAAATTGTCAGCCCCACGAATGAAAAAGAGAATGCTCAAATTCTGTGGGCTAACAGGGGAAATCAATGGAGTCATTACAGAGACAGTAATAAGACCATTGTCATAACGCCCATCATAACTGAGGGCGTTACCAACTGTCCAGTTCTCTGCAACAATTCCTCGATTCCTCAACCAAGGGAAAGCTTGGTGGAATGGGATTCTAAAGGAGGCCACATTGGACTCTGCAATATCCAGAATAGTAGTGTAAACACTATTATCTGGAGGAGCAGTTGTCCCAGTACCACCTCTCGGATCCCATGACACCCGAAGACGACCTTTGTGAAACTTCGTACATACAATACGAATTTCAAGCTCTATATCACCCCGCCAGTGTTGAAACAACATGGCAGCGTAAGATAGCGGAGTGTGGTAGATACGTCGCGCACGTTCTACCACACCAGCATCGTAAACGACATTAGTCCCAAACAACATAGGACTAATCCTCGCATTCCATATGACTGTACCTGCATTGTCAGTAGTTGACCAACCAGTAGCTGCAAAGAATGACCACTTGGAAGTGAAGTTGCTCAAAGCAAGCTCATCTTCCTGAGGTATTCCCACAATGGTCGGGTCTACTGACAGTTCCTGTTTAGGGTCCAGAGTAAGTTTCTGGAAAGGAACTGAGATCTGAGCAGTAGCCAGATGAGGTGCTGGGAGGGGCACAAAAGCATCCACGTCAGCAATATTGGGAATATTAGTAAACCCAAACATGCTAGCTATATCGCGGATGGCAGTTGCCCCAATTTCCGAAGCTCGTGCAAACCTCCCAATAAGAGGGGCTTCACGCAAAGCTCGTGCGGCATTTGCTACCATTTGGGCAGTTCCGCTGACAGGTCCCACATACTCATCCTTAGCTTGAAGAACAAGTTGATTCGTAGAACCAGACAACTCTACATTATCCAGCCATGCGTATGTGCTGACAAGCACAGACGTAGAACCTGATGCTGAAGCCACACCAAGGGGTGCAGCAATGAAATAGGTAAGATTACCCATACTTTTCACATCAGATAATGATGACAGGGACAACCAGGAGCTGTGGAGAAAGAAGGGAACGACAAATTCACCTCCTGAGTTATCAGCTGGAGTCACCCAAGTGCCAGGCATTTGGCTATAGGGCCCCAATAAAGGGCTCGTAGCAGTCCCCGGGCGAACTCGGGAGTTGCTAAAGCCAGTGCCGGTAGCATTGACGGATGGTTCATATGCAACTCTCATCATACCAAAATGGAATGGAGTCGCATTGACCATCACTTTGATGTGTAGGTTAGCTCGAATAAAAGCATAAGATTCGAGTTTGCGCTTGATAATGGTATCATTCATAAAAAGATACCAAGGCTCAAGCACTGAACCTGTCACACCAATGGCGGAAGCTGTTGTCCATGTCCTTGTGTCGATCAAAGTAGGCCGACTAAGGAATCGTCCAAGATCTGTATTAGACGTACCATCAACGAGCACAGTAGCAGGAACAGGGGGGTCAACAATTGTAACGACTCCTGCTGAAGAGTCGATAAACGTTACAACCTCACTAGTTTCTGTTTGTGGGTCTCCCGTTGGTGATCCGTCATCCTCCAGAGACTGGACAACAAATTCCAAGGTTTCATCGGGTTTATTAAAAGGAATAAAGGTACCCGGTAATACCTCTATACCAGTGGATTCGTTTTCGGCAGAATCCGCCGCACTTGTTTTCTCATTGTCTGTGTTTTTCTGAAACCAAGTGGATGTATCCGGAGGCGGCTTAACCTCCGGTACATTTCGGGCAAATGAGATTATAGGAATCTCTTGAGAAGCGGCCACGAATCGCTCCTGCAATTGGCGGTACGTCTTAAACGTCCCTTCCCCTACATACTTACGAAGCTCTGGGGTAAGAGCTTCTGCCACTGATTCTGCGAACCAGCGGAATTGCGACTTACTATGGAAAAAGTATTCCATATGCGCAGAGGCCATAACTTCGACCATCTGATGTTCCTTCTCAATCGAGCTGGAGGCAGTCCATACTGTCAAAGACCTAAATATGGACTCCTCATCAAGTGGACAAAACCACTCTTGAAGCTCTTCATCAAAACGCCACGTCCGCTTGAGAAAGGAGCATTCGGATATATCGAGATAGGGGATCATCACTTCTGATTTGTCTGCCATAGTGTATTCCACACCAATCTTTGACAATTCATACTGAATGGATACATGGTTGAACCAAGGTGCCTCAATTGAAACACCATTGATGCAATCATCACCATAAGTCAGTAAAGCAACTCTCTCCCGAAAAGAGACAACTTCCTTATCAGGGTTGGCCATGAAATAGGCATACCTATGATAAAGCGAATTGACAAAACAATTCAGAATGACAGTCAAAATCTGCCCTGATGGGTTAGACCCAAAGAATTCGACCATTGTCATGTCGACAATGCATAATGAAAAGGCTATATCATAGCCTACACACATTATGGGAAGAGCTTCTTCATGGGTCCAACCAGCTTTCTTATGGATCCGATAAATGATCCAGAAAGCAAGAAGAATGAATGACGGTGACATTTTCTTATCAAAAGTTCGAAAATCACCAGCATTCATCCTATCGGTACCAAATTGTGTCAGATACCGATAGATATTGCTCCATTCTCGAGACATCGCATTTGTCCCAGGTGCTGCTTCAAACACGAATTTGTTCATCTGAACAAGTCGTATGAATGATAGGAAAATTTTTCTTGCAGCAATCCCCCAATCAATAGGACCTCCCATAAAAAGACGATTCCGCTTTTCCTTGATCTTCTTCAAAGAAACTGGCTCGTCCTTCTCGTGGCCCATGAAGACGGGGTATGCACGCTTTCCTTGTGCATAAAGGGACTCGACTTCAGCAACTCTTTCATAGAAATCGTCGTCAAAGTCCACCCCATTGGGGTAATCCTGAGATTCAACTGGATGAAGATACCGCTTCTTGGAACAATTCCAGGGAAATCCCATGGAAGTTTTTACATCGATTCGATCAATGTACTTCTTCCCTGGGATACCATTTACGGATTGAAAATTGCTCAGCTTAAAAAGCTCAGATTCCCAGCCTGCAGGAAGACCTTCAACGATATCATCCAAGAATGATTGAGCACAGATTTTGACAACCGATGTATTCTCCAACATGGGCATTTGCATGATGGGAAGTACATTCTGACGCAATGGTTTCCAAAATCCAAGAATTGGGGGCCCGTGACCAATGGGCCTCCCATACTTCTGAGTAAAGAACTCAGAAAGTGGGGTGTACGTCACGCGTGATTTGGGTTTCGACCTATATCCGGTAAATGAACCGAAAACATTCCCGCGTCCATTTTCGATGAATCGAAAAATGCTCTTGAAATGTGGGTCACCCAATTCAATTGGTGTTCCCAATTTGTCACGGGGTACTGAGGAAAAACCTCCCTGCACATGGAAGGCTCTATCCCCTTTAGGCATGATCTTATCGATATCACCCCGAAACAGAGGGACAGCTCCCACTGTTCCATGCGCCCCAAGAAAGTGGATTCCTATAATGACTGGGCCATAACCAGTATGGCCAATTAGTAGGGATCCACAGTCACCCTCTATTGTCTCACGATCACATTTACCAAAGTAAACAGGAGCATCATATCCTTCCAATGGGACAGAGATGCCACGTCGCATGACAATATTCGAGATCCGGCGTGTAGTCAGAGCACCAGAATCTTCACGGGTTATCAAATCTCCAAAAGTAACTCCGAGATTCCTCTCTTGGAGAATAGGGAGAATTGATTTCAATGGTGGGGCGTTGAATACACGAACAAGCGCTATATCCTTCTTGTGATCAAAACTGATATCTCGCCTGTCCATGATCTGGGTAACATGATCGGTTATACCCATACCACATGTTCGGTACAATTCCATATTTACCGAGTCCAAACCCTTAAATAAATGGGCACTCACAAGGAGGAGATTTCCCTCCAAGAAGACGCCATTCATAGAGCGTTTGGTCACTTGGCTTGTCCAGACTTTCACCCGGACAATATGGTTGCCAATCATTCCTGTGATCCCTTCAATGTCCTTAGGCCACCCTGAGGCTGCCTTTGGGATATCGAAGGGAGTAAGACCCAATCTCTCTTGATACCAGACATTCTTCCCTTCATCCTTCGTCTGAACCTCCACTAACGAAGTGGTTGGTTTGGAAGAATAGAAGCCGTTCTGGATTGAGTATGGATCTTCTTCTCTTCGTAAAGAGGAATAGGTGCTGTGTCCTCGTCATCATTTTCGTGAATGACTGACGAAATTTGAGTGACAATAGGGGTCTGATTGGCTTGTTCCGCTCTAAAATAGAGCATAACAATCCTGATCAGTCCAACCACAGCAACTAAAGCAGCTATGGACCCAATGTACTGACCAGAAGTCAATCGACCACAGTATTTGGCACTCAATCTTGGTTCTGCTATATATAATAGCAGTCGGTACGCCAGCAAGCGCGTGATGCGGAATGATAGGAGAGTATCAAACATGTACTCCCCCAACCACGATGCAAAGAAGCATGTGCTACACTTACGTATGAAAGCAGTAAGAGCTCCTATTAAGTCTTCCGACTTAAATTGGAGTTCCATCGGCTGGCACATGCACTCAATACCGTAGCAATTGGGACAAATGTCCATCTCATGGACTCGAGCAGAAGTCTGTATTGCCTTCTC